AAAACACGCCCGTCTCCAAAGGAATAAGGGGTGAGAGGAGGGTGTTGAGTTCACTAAGAAGGCTCATATTTTATCAACCTCCTCCTCAAACGCCCGGATCATCGCATCCACACAGGCTTTTTTGCTTGCTGTTTTCGCAGGCTTCAGAAAAGGTTTAGGCGGCTGTCCATGTTTGCCATACTCCAGAACCCCTGCAACCATAGCATTGCTTTTACCATCCTTTCGAGGTTCAGAAAAGCCGACCTTGACGTTGAAATTACCGTCCCTGTCTTGTCTGGCAGAGGAGACGCCAAGGGCTGAAACAAGCTCGCCGGTGGATCTGCTATCTTCCTTAGTGCCATTTCCAATAACACTCTGGAGATTGCTTTTCACTTTAGCGCAGGCAACCTCGCCGCCTGCTTTCAGTACGCGGGGAATGATTTCATCTGTTTTCTCGCCAAGCCTTGAGAGCTTCATCAGAAAGTCCTCCGGCATTTTAAATGTTGTTTTAGCCACTGGGTTTCACCTCCTTGGCAAGAACCTCAAGATACATGCCGCGCCCTTTGACATCTTCCACCGAGGTAATTTCAAAGCGACCATCTTTGGTCACTAGAACCATCGATGTCGTAATGGTCACACCGGGTATGCGGCGAAAACGGAAAAGGTCGGTGGATTCAGAGAAGCTGGCTCTGTTTGCCCATTTCTCATTGCCGTGCCGACCCTCCCGATACGCTTTGACAGAGGCGATGATGTTGTCAACTTCGGTTTTAAAGCCCTCATGATCCTTCATGGTCACTCTTTCAATGATGTCAATGAAGGTGTTCATCTTTCCATAGCTCATAATCACACCTTCCAATCCCGGTCCAGCCGAAGTAAGAGGTTGACCGTATTCCAAACCTGCTGTCCAGCCTGGACATTGTCCGCAAAAAAGCCGCCTGTGCTGCCGTCCCTTGATTCATAGAAGTGGGACGACAGCATGATAACGGCTTGCTCGGTGGTGGGTGGCATTAAGCTGGCTGTATAGGTGTTTTCGGGTAGATGCTGATAGCTCTCGGCGTACCTGACGGCAGCGGTGATGTACATCTGCAAAAGTTCATCATCTGCCGAGTGCTCAAGAATGAGGTTTGCCTTAACCTTTTCAAGCAGTGTCATACCGTCACCATCCTTTCATCGTTCTTAACTATCAGCCGCCATAAGCCCAGCGTTTTTCATCTTTACAAGCAACGCGTTGAAATCAGAAAGGAGTCCTGCGACATCCTCCGCAGTGCTTGCCACTTGGTTCTCGGCTATGGACGGTTCCGGCACACTGGGATAAGTTGAAACATAAAGGATTCCGTCAGGTCCGACTTTTGCAGGAACGGTATCAGTTTCTGTTTTAGCCGCTGCCTTGATTCCACCCAGCGTGGTTTCAGTAGCGATGGATACAGAAGCAGAAGGAAGCCCCGTTACCGAGGCCCCTTCCTTGATTTCAAGCGTGCCGCCTATGACGGTTTTCTCACCGCCTTGTTCGGTGTAGTTCTTTGCGTTATAGCTCATACTGCACCTCCGTTAAGCCTTCTGCTGGAGCACCTTGATAGCCTCCGGCAGAATCAGTTTTCCATCAACACGCTGAGTTGCGACAAAGCCTACCTGACCAGTAGCTGCATAGAGCTCGTTGAGTCTCTTGAAAACACGGCCCTGACGATCGGCAATCCAGTAGTAACCGAAATCGCCGAACGCGACCGTCTTTGCAGAAGCAGCAATTGCAGGAACATAGGCTGAAGTGTACAGCGGTCTGTTCAGAATGGTGTCCGGCGTACCGGCTTGCAGTGAAGGCTGCCAGAGGTATTGACCCTGACCGTCCTTCAGCTTGCGGATCGCCTTAACCGTGGCATCGTTCATGACGAATACTGCTTTGTTTCTGTACGGTGCCTTTAGGGAGTAGAACAGGTCAAGAATCTCATCGATGGTAATTGCAGTAGCGCTCGCAGTGGTCACGCCAAGCTGTGCACCACCGGTAGCTGCAAGAATGCCCGTAGGTTTCCCGGAGCCATCGCCAGTGAAGAATGTATCTTCTTCCTTGTTTCCGATTCGTCTGGCGAACTCTTTAGCGATGTAATTTTCAAGGTTGAATACGCTGTCGTTAAGCAGCTCCTCAGAAACCTTGATCATGGTCCCAAGCTTATAGGCTCCGATGGATACCTGACCAAAGCTATCATCACTTTCAGGGATTGCACCTTCCTCGTCGATCCAGGAGGCGGTACCCTTAGATGCTACGACTGGGATTTTGCGATCGCCGGAAGAAGTGGTGATGACGTTGGACAGCCTTCTGAAGATGTTCTCGTCCTCGAGGGTATCTACAAGGGTGCGCTCAAATTCGTCCGGCACAAGGTAGCCGCCTTCAGTGTCGGTTCCGATCTGAAGTGCATTCTTAATGACGGGATCGAGTCCTTCGCCAGAGCGGGTTCGCATTGCATTCCAGAAAGCTTTTCTGTACTCGTCAGATGCTCTACCGCTTCTTGTCTCCATGCCCGGAAGAGTAGGTCTACCGGTAAGAGGCATATTTAGTGGCTTTGAAAGCTCGCGGTCGAGGGCTTCCTGTTTTTCCAGACGGTCGATTTCATGACCGAGTGCGACAACATCCGCTTCCATCTTGTCGTAAACGGCGGTATCCTCAGCTGAAACGATGCCATCCGCACCACGTTTGGTATCGAGAAAAGCCTTAGCTGTTTCCCATGCCTTTGCGCGTTTCTCACGCAGTTCAAGAATTTTATTCATAGTATTTTCCTCCTCAAAATTAGTGTTGAATTAAAGAGAGCCGCTTCTCCAGCGACTCAATTGGTGTACCTGTTTGTTGTTTGGGCAGCTTGGGCTTTACCTTATCCAGCAGAGAGTTGGTAACGGCCCTGCGGCTAAAGGCATAGGTGAAATCCTCTGTCTGTAGTCGTTTCTTTTCGTCGTCCAGAATGCCGTCTGCAAAACCAAGCTCGATGGCCTTCTTCGCGTTGAGCCAGGTTTCCGCGTCCATCAGGTGGGATAGCTTTGCCCGTGACTGTCCTGTTTTGATCTCGTAGGCGTTGATGATGCTTTCCTTAACCTCCGAGAGCATGGCGATGGCCTTTTGCATTTCCTCGCTGTCGCCGATTGCTACGGTCAGCGGATTATGCACCATCATGAGGGCAGTCGGTGCCATCAGCACGGTTGTTCCGGCCATTGCAATTACCGAGGCGGCAGATGCTGCGATACCATCAATCTTCACGGTGACCTTGCCTTTGTAATCCATGAGCATGGCGTAGATCTGACTTGCTGCAATGCAGTCGCCGCCGGGAGAGTTGAGCCAAATAACAAGGTCACCCTCACCGGAAGTCAAATCTGCTTTAAATGCCTTAGGGGTGACATCATCATCGAACCACGATTCTTCGGCAATTACGCCGTCTAAGTAGAGCGTTCGGGCATCGGTTTTTTCATCCTTGACCCAGTTCCAGAATTTCTTCATTCGGTTTCCTCACTTTCTGTAATATTTGCGAACGCACCGGCGTCCTGTAATTTGGTCATAGCTCCATTGATGAGGTAGAGATCACCTCCGAGTTCCACCGGTATCCGGTCAAGATTTTCAAGTTCCCGGATATCATTGGCGCTCATCCAGCCGTTCTGACGTGCGGTGGCGTAACCGCTCATTCGGCTCACATAGTCGCCTCGAAGCAGACCGTCCACATTGAACTTAATGAACAGCTTCGACTTTTCGCTCTCCATGAGCAGGGCGCGGCACATGGACTGTTCCCAGCGCACTACCCAAGGATCGAGGGTGTATTTCACGAACTCAAGAGATTGCTGTTCGATGTTGGAAAAGGACGATTTCTCAAGGTCAGCCAGCATGTGAGGCGGCACCCTGAAGATTCGGGCGATCTCATTGATCTGGAATTTTCTCGTCTCCAGAAACTGTGCTTGCTCTGGTGAAATCCCGATGGGCTGATACTTCATGCCTTCCTCGAGAACGGCCACCCTATGAGAATTTCCGCTCCCTTGATAGGCTGCATTCCAGGACTCCTTAATCTTCTGTGGGTCTTTGATCGTGCCCGGATGTTCAAGCACACCGCCCGGAGCTGCACCGTTTGCGAAGAATTTCGCACCGTATTCCTCAGTGGCAATGGCCAGTCCCACGGCATTCTTCGCCATAGCAATGGGAGAGTAGCCAACCAGACCATCAAAGCCCAGACCAGGAATATGAAGAACGTCAGAGGGAGACAGGTAGACTTGGCTATCCTTGCCAAGGAAGACAGTGTCCTCGTTACTGCGCTGGTACAAATAGAAAAGCCGACCGTTTGAATCTCGGTCGACTGTCATTTTGTTTGGCATCAGCGGATATAGTGCAACGACCTCGCCGCGAGCATTTCGTATGATCTGCGCGTAGGCGTTCCCCCATAACAAAAGATGACTCATCAGCGTTTCTCTAAACGCAAAGGAAGTCATCTCAGGATTCGGTTCGTCATGAAGCAGTTTGTACAGTGGGTGTTTGAGGTGTTTTTCCTTGCCTCCGGAATCGTTGTATTGATATATATGGAGCGGAAGCCCTG